GCACAAGAACTTAATTTTTTAAAGAGAACATCTAGAGCTAAACTACCTATATTTTAATGATGCCCTTTGATTGCTATAAGATTTATCTTGCTCTCAAAAATCATTTTACTAGAGACTCCTATGATTATCACAAATATAATGGTAGAACCAGAGCAACAGTAGAAGCATTCTATAAGAGAAAGGATAGGTTCTGGTTTGAGAAAATGTGTAGGAAGAAGACTGAGAAAGAAGTAGAAGATTTTTTTGTATCAAATTTTGTTTCCTGTAGTGACCCTGAGACACTCTGGATTGGAGACTTGATGAAGAGTGGGGATAGTAACTATAAGGAGTGGAAGAAGAGAGTACAGTCCCTCTCCTATATCTTTAAGGAGGAAGTAGACTCTAATATATGTGGTAATGATTTTGATAAACTGTTTAGTATAGAGGGGGGTAGACACCCTCAACTTTTAAAGAAACATCTTCAAGGTAATATATCTTTGGAGACTATGTTAATCTTAGACAGGATACTAGGATATAAAAATAATTTTGATAAGAAACTAGATGATCCTGTGTGGAAGGTGACGTCTACTAGAATGAAAAAGTATTCTCCCTTCCTAAATATAGATGTATTCACATACAAAAAAATCCTTAAGGATTTAGTACTTGACACTGCAAGGTGACTCAAGTATACTGGATACACACAAGCCAAATCTCAACAAATACGAGGTAATCTAAATGTCTTTTGACAAACTGAAAAAGCAATCCAAGCTTGGTTCTCTTACCGATAGATTGGTAAAAGAAGTAGAGAAGATGAATTCATCTTCTGGTGGAGCAGATGAAAGATTCTGGAAAGCAGAACTGGATAAGACTGGCGTTGGGTCAGCAGTTATTCGTTTCCTTCCAGCACCTGATGGAGAAGAACTTCCTTGGGTAAAGGTCTATTCACATGCATTCCAAGGACCAGGTGGATGGTACATTGAGAACTCTTTGACCACAACTGGTGGCAAAGATCCTGTTTCAGACTACAATCGTCAGTTATGGAACAGTGGTAATGATGCTGATAAGGATACAGTACGTAAGCAGAAGCGCAAGCTATCTTATTACTCCAACGTTTATGTTGTAAGAGATCCTCTTCATCCAGAGAATGAGGGTAGAGTATTCTTGTTTAAGTATGGTAAGAAAATATTTGATAAGGTTCTGGAAGCAATGCAACCAGAGTTTGATGATGAAACTCCAATCAATCCTTTTGATTTCTGGCAGGGTGCAAACTTTAAGCTGAAGATCGTTAAGAAGGATGGGTTCTGGAACTATGATAAGTCTGAGTTTGATAAGGTAGCACCTTTACTAGATGATGATGATGCATTAGAAGCATTGTGGAAGAAGCAGTATTCTCTATCTGCTATTACCGCACCAGATCAGTTTAAGTCATATGAAGATTTGGAGAGAAGATTAAAGACTGTCTTGGGACAGAAACCTGTCCAAGCTCCAAGATTAGATGAGGAAGTTGTAACCGAAGAAGAACCAGTACTTGCTGGTGGAGGAGCATCTCCTGTAGCATCTGCTAGTTCAGATGAGGATGATGCCCTTAGCTACTTTCAAAAGTTAGCTGACTCTTGAGGTATAATCAACTCTGCTTGACCCTCTTGGTCATAGCAGCATATCTAAATCTATTTTTCAAATAGATTAATATAGATTAATATTTTCTCCTTTCTTCAAGGTGCTGTTCACATACTGGGCAGCACCTTTTTTATATGGCATGATCTTATCCATGTCATTAAAGATTACATTAAGATATTCTGGTTTTAATACATAAATGTTTCTTTTATCATTTTCTTTTTGTATTTCATACTGATAGTTTGTGACTGCTTGAGTCATTTTAGCAGCAGGAATAGTATGATATGAATTGTCGTCATAGTATTCATAGTAATATGAATTACCTGTTCCAACAGTCCCTTCTATTGTAAAGGTTACTTGTTCTGTTCCTAATATTTCTGGTTGCTTAACTTCAGGTATGGATGGTAATACATATGAAAATCTAATAACTACTTCTCCAACTTTTAATATAGAAGTAATAGGAAATCTTCCATTATAAACACTTTGAGATACATTGGTAATGTATACTTCTGATCCTACATTTAAATTGCTGATACCATTATTCATGGTAACAGTTGCTATCTTAGATTCAGTTCCAGATATTTGATTTATTTTCGTATTGATTGCTTGAATATAGTTTCCATTAGTTTTCCATTTATTGGGAGTTTTTAATCCGCCAGGTAGTATTACTCCACCTTTAGAGTTTCTAATTTCAATAGTTTCATAGTGATGTACATCATGATATAATTTCTCATAGGTTCCATATTTTTCTAAGAGTATTTCATCTAATGAATTTTGAGGTAGAGGCCATTCATCTTGGAGATTTAATATATTATTTGCTAAAAGTATAACCCAATCTAGATTACTATCACCATATTCTTTAAATGCTATGTTGTCTGGTCTTTCGTTACCTATTATTTTATACTTAGTAAAGAAGTTTAAGTTTCCAAATATATCAGGACGAAGTCTTCCTCTTTTAAATAAATTTTTAACAGTAATATAGTTGGAAATATCTGTATTTCCTTTAGTCCTATTGACGTATTCTAAGTCTGGGACTTGTCTAAAATAAGATTGTGTCATGGTTAGAATCCCATATCGTTACTGGACATATCAATTTCATCAGCATATATTGGATTCAATTCTCCAAAGTTTAAACTCATTTGATAAGAAGTCATAGAACCATCTTCATAAGTCATGTATGATCCATCAGGTGTATATTGAACATCCATAGATCTGAGAGCACAGATTTTTATTTTGTTTAAGAATGGGTGTTCTCTTCCATTCTTAAAGAAGTACTTTAATTTAAAAACATTAGGAGATTCTAAGAATAATTTTCCATTCTGAGATCTCTTAGGGGACATTTGTTTCTTAAAGAATTTTATAATGTTTCTAACTTCCCTTGCTTCTCTTTCTTCTCTTGGAGTAAATTTATATGTGTATGCAAATGATCTTAGTGAAGGTCCATTGAAAAGAAGTTCTAGGTTGGGGTTTAATATTTTACCTGTAGTTCTTGTTAAAAGATTGTTGTTTCCTATTGCTTGACCAGCAAAGAAAGAAGCAACTTCATCTGGAGTAATACCTTGTAAACTTTTAAAACCCCCTTCAGCTGCAGATTTAGCAGCAGCACCAGCTTGTTTTATCCCTTCACTAGCACCTTTTATTGTAGCACCTGCTACATTAGCTGCTGCAGCTTCAAGTGCATTGATAGTATTTTCTCCCCATGATACTGAACTTGACTCTGCTAATCCTGGTTGCATAGGAAGATAGACACTTCCTACTGAAGACATGTTTCTATCTTCTGCTTCTTGTGTAATACCACCAGCACTTCCAAATCTAGATGGTTCATATTTTTTAGCAGTTACTTGTAAGTAATCAAATTGTTTCCTATCCTTATTAAGAGGATATCTTCCTACAAATTTACCTGAACTTTCTAATGTAGATCTTCCATTAGCATCTCTATTATAAGAAGTAGGTTCCCAATTTAGATTAGCGTTTGCAATACTTGCGAAGGATATGTTAGATCCACTTTTACCTGTTGCTTTTTTAAATGCATCTTTATATATTTTACTGCCGAGTGCTATACTCATCCACTCATCACTAGCACCCAACTTATTGAGATAGTTAGAACCAAAATCTAAATTATATATTTCTGCATAATTTATTTCATTTAGAGCACTATTATAAAAATCCCCTGCAATTTCTTTTTCTGTTTGAGTTATAGCTTTTCCTGATGCAATTCTAACTACCGTAGCAGTATTACCATCTGTCTTTGTGACAAAAGATTTACCATCTATTAGAATGGGATCGCTAGTAATGACTGACATTAATATCTTTTTAGTTATTTAGTCTTAAAGTTTGCATAACGTAATGAACGCATATAATCTATCTCATCATTCTGTATTACATGTAGTCTTCCTACAATCTCATTCCATGTATAGTTCCTTGATGTTCCCCAATGAAAATTAATTCCTTGGAACCCCCATCTATCCACATAGGTAACAGCAACTAGAGGGAACTCATCAAATACACCAGGAGTTTTTGCATTATATACGAAGGTATAATAGTTACCTGCATCAGGAATTATTTCTGTGTCAGAAAATACCTCCATGATGTACATCATAATATCATCAGGATCATTTTCATCTTCAATTTTATCTTGAAGTTCTTCTGTTCTTGCTGACATTATTTGATACCTAATTCATCTTCTGTGATTAGTTTAAATTCAATTCTTCTATCTAA